GATTATACACCTAAAACCTTCCGACATTGTAAGCGCAGGCGGCGGCAGCCTTACCCCGCCCAATACACCCGGCTATTATTGGAACGGCTACAAAAGCTTTGCGCGGCTGAACATGGATAGCATTGCCGATGGTACAACCAATTTCGGTTGGAGTGCTGGCGATATCAGTACCGGCTATGGCCTTAGCGCATTCGCCGCATTACCAGGCAAATACATAACCCTTTTTGCCGATACAAACAGTGTAACAAGCCAGCAAACCGCTAGGCGCATTGCCGATAGTGCGGCCACTGCCATTCCTACATTGCAAACAACATTAACCAACAATAATATCACAACAAATAATGCCATTTTTCAAAGCTCAACCACATACAACACTGTAGGCCCTCACAAAATGGTATTTAATTTAAACGGTGCCGATTCCGCTTATATAGGTGGCGGTGCCACTTTAAATATTTCGCCGTATCAACTAAACTTATATGCTAACAACGGTATAAAGTTTAATCAATCGCCCGGTTTTGCATTTGGCAAAAAATTATATTTCCAAGGGTCGGGCAGCGGCACAACATATCTTATCCCGGCAGACCCTGGCACGAACACTTACAATGATACTTTACCCGCTACTTCTGGCAACATCATAACATATAAAACCACAGCAACAGGCTCGTACTATACAATCGGCAACACCCAATATTGGACATGCAGCACCTACGCAAATATGGCTGCATCCCTTACCACTAACACATCCATTTCGCAGCAATTCTTTGTTGCAAATGATACAGTGAATGCAGGCGGCTATCCTGCACAATACGCATATAGCTATTATTCAGGTATTTGGAACCTTACAAAATTCGTACAACAATAAACATTTCATATATGTCATTACCAGCACTAGTTAGTAGATTGATAAATGAACCAACAACCCTAGAATGGCAGCGTCAACATTACGGGCTTCCGTTACCATTGCTTGATAAAAATAGTACAGGTGGCTGGGGAACCCCCGGTAGTGGAATAACTGATAAGAATGGGTGGCTGTATGCTACGCCTGGTACTGTTACAGCCAATGCAGAAAATGCTCAATTTCTTGTTGTGCAATGTCCATTTGGAAAAAAGGTAATTATTGACAAAATCAACATACAGGCATCCGGCGCTGCTGACTTGCATATTTTCAAGTATTTAAGTTTGAACAATACGCTTGACGGTACTACTGGCACGGTGTATCTTTCAACAGCTTACCAAGTTTATAATGGCAATATACCTGGCTCAAGCGGTGGTTTCTATACCATAGATTTCTCTAAAAATCCATTAATACTAAATTGTGGGGAATACCTTGATTTCTATTGGGCTGTAAATTCTACTACGGGTGTAAACTGGCAACTAACATTTGAAGGGTGTCAATTGTGGATGGGCGATAACTACGATGCAAAGTACAAGATATTGCAAATAGGCGATTCCCTATGTGGGCAAACAGAATTGTCCTCCGCTCTTCCAATCGTTGAACTTGCCAGTGGAACTATAACAGGAAGTTGGCCGATGATTTTGCAAAGAAAGTACCAAGCTGCGGGGTTTGACGTGCTAACACGTAATATAGGAATTGCAGGCACAACTACAAGCCAGTGGGCTTGGAAGGTGGCAAACGGCCACCTTGACACGCCGTTTAAATATGCAAACTTGGTAAGGTGTAGCCTTGGCATGAATGATACTGTTTCAGGCACCGCTAACTTGTGTCCGTCACATGGTACTGACGGAATTTACAAAAAGGCTTTAAAGCAGATTATAACAGCGTATTTCCATATCAACCCAAAAGGGTCTTTTATCCACCCAGGCATACCAAACAGTGCCGTGTCATCGGCTAATGCATCGTATAGTGGAAGCAATAGTGATTACTCGGGCAAAACAATTATACAATCGTATCGCATAGACTTAGCGGCAGCTATTAGTGAATTAAAAACAGCTAATCCAACCTGGGATTTGGCGGCTTCAGATGTATCAACGGCTTATCCGGCAAACGCGACATATTGCCTTGCCAGTGAAACAAGTTCGACTTGGGAACATCCAAATGCAATAGCCGGGCAACCTGCATTTGCAAACACTGTTTGGGCGGTTGAACAAACGATGGGGTTATATGCAAATAATTTGCTTATCCCGTAAAAAACTACATTTTTTTGCAATTAATAATTTTTCTCCTAAGCATTAAAAAACAATATACGTGGAGCACCTGCAAATACATGGGCCAGACGGGAAGAGCAAAGGGGGCGCGGCATGCGCAATACTATTGTATCTACTTGGTAGGATTAACCCCTCAATCAGCGATTTGGCAGGTATTGCTGCAATATTCGCCGGTACTGTTACGGGGTTATATACCTTGTGGAAATGGCGCAATGAATGGTTAAGAAAAAAACATTATCACTACAAAAAATAAACAATTATGAAAAAAGGTTTTTTTCCCGAAGCTTTTAACAGGTTAACAAGCGATGTGCCTGCATTTTTTAAAAAGCTGCAAGTGATTGGTGTGGGCATTGGCGGTTTAGGTACAGCCTTTGCCACCATCCACAATGTACCCGCTAAGCTGGCCGCTATTGGCAGCACGTTTATTTGGGTGGGCGCAACCATTGTAGCGGTATCTCAATTTGCACAAAAAACCACCAGCGATGAAAACAGCAGCCCTGCCGCCAAGTAACGAACCCAACTATTTAAGCATAATAAAATGGGTTATTGCAGCCGCCGTGCTGTTAGCTTTTATGCTGCATTTTAGCGGATGCAGCCCGATATCAAAAGCCATCCAAAAGGTAGAGGTTAACGCCTCTGCCTTTAATAGAGTGGGCGCAGACTGGGCAAGGTTGAACCCGTGCGTAAAAAATAGCGTAGTGCAGTTGTTACACGACACCATTAACACCACCGACACGGCGTATAAATTTTTGCCCGGCGTTCACTTAGAGCATACTAACTACATACACGACACGGTTACGCAAACCATAACAAAAAAAGTAACCATACACGACAGCGTAAAGGTGCAGTTAGTAGACGAGCGTAGGTTACAAGAGGCCACAGACACTGCATACAGCTATAAGCTGGCATTAGCCGAGGCTAAGGGCGCAAACGATACAATACAAGGCCAACTGAAACACAGGCGTAATATATGGCGCATAATCGCGCTGGCAGCCATTGGCGCACTAATTACCGTTATAGGTTTAAAAGTGGTTCACTTTTTTAAAGTCGGAGGTTTAAAAGCATTGTTCACCAATATTTAACCTATGCGTACAATAGTCGCTTGGCTTTACCAAAATGATTTTATAACCCCTTACCAATACCAACAATGGTTGAGGAAAAACAGAATGGCATGAGTACAATTTTAACGGTCCCATTAACCCAAGACGTACCAAATGCTTATGATGAGCTGCCGGAGATTAAGCCGTTCATGGGTGCTATACCGCAGGCCGACTTTATTGCGCACGCAAAAACGCTGTATACCAACTTTGACCAGGTTGCGGCGCATGTGTCTATTGCTTATTGGGAGAGCAGCCGCTTGAACAAGGTAACGGCAGGCACCAACCCTTTCAATTTCCAAGCCGACGTCGGCAAATGGAAATATGCGCAAAACGTTATCTATACTACCGTTTTTGTGGATGGCATGAAAAACAAACGCCGCTTTTGCGTTTTTAAAGCGTGGGAGGATTGCGCTTCTTCCATGGCCGTGTACATTCTAAACCGAAATATGTTTGTAGGTGCGCCGGGCGTAACCAGCGGAGCTGAGTTGTATGACCAATACAACAAAAAATGGATACTGGGCGACGATAATGCCGTGGCCGACAAGGGCGAAATAAAAGGGTTTGCGAGCCTGTATAATGACGTAGTGGAATTACTTAGCGGTAATGGTTTGGAGCCAGTGGCAACACCTGAACCTGCCCCGCAGGTTATCTACAAAAACACTACGCCCATTATGACTGGCGCAGCGGTTACGCTTATACAAACCAAGCTATGCAACTTGGGATTTTTGGAAGCCAAGTATATCACCGGCAATTATTTAGGCCACACGGAAAACGCCGTTAAACTATTTCAGGGCAGCAAGGGACTGGCCGTGGATGGTAAATGTGGCCCGGACACTTTAAAAGCCTTAGGTGTATGAAAAACTACAAGGTTTTTTTCGAGTTGAACGGCAAAAAACTTTGGATGCCCGTGACAGCAGAAAGCCAGCGCGAGGCAAAGCAAATAGTAATAAAAAAGTTTATTACGTTTCACAAGATAGAAGGGCCGGAAGACCCTTACAAAGGCGTTGATTTTATTAAAGATATGTTGGGGATTACGTAAAATATTGCTTGCCAAAACCTACCTAAAAACCGTAGTTATGGCTAAATATATTTTTATCGCTTTGATACTGTTAACGTTAGGGTGTGCCGCCGACCGTGAACTTGTAGAGGATGATTTAACCACCATGACAGTTATTAAATATAGTACTTGCTACCGAGGCGCAAGGGTGTTGTGTAATATTCATCTTTACTCTTCTCGGCACAAAACGGAGCATGTACTTTGGGGCAGGGAATGGAGCGACACGCTTACTTTTTTTATGGGTAAAACTTGGCAACAGACGGAACCTAAATAAATGTAGTTATGGCAGAAACTTTGCAAGACCAAATACGGGCCGAAATATTAAAAGACCCCAACAAGGATAGTGAAGCCATCGCCAAAATGTTCAACTCTACCGCTGGCTATGTATTAAAGCAAAAAACATTTTTACGCCAAGAGGGCAAGTTGCCAGCATTTGACCGCACGAAGCGGCATAAAAACCACCCAGCCCTTATTGAAGAATGCGAAGAAAAGGGGATACCTGTTGAAGATGTTAAGCACTATTGGCATAAAGGCAAACATTTTTCGGTATTTGTAAAGGGTAAAGAAATCCATCTATGGGAATTGAAAGACAGCGTTATTGCTGAAATGAAAGAATACGCGCCCAGGTACCCCATTATAAAATACCCACAAATACAAGATGCCCACTTGCTGGTAATTTCCCCCGCTGATATTCATATAGGTAAACTTTGCCGGGCTTTTGAAACGGGAGACGAATATAACCACCAAATAGCTATTGAACGAGTAAAAGCTGGCATTGAGGGTTGTATTCAAAAAGCGGCTTCTTTCAATGCTGAAAAAATACTACTGATTATAGGAAATGATATTTTGCACGTTGACAATGCCAAAAGCACTACTACCAGCGGCACTTTTCAGGATAGCGAATTAATGTGGTTTGATGCTTTTAAAATTGCCCAAAAGCTGTTAATTGAGTGCATAGAAACCTTATTGACAGTGGCCCCGGTGCACGTGCAATATGACCCGTCCAACCATGACTATGTAAGTGGTTTTATGCTGGCGCAAACCATAGAAGCGTGGTTCAGGAATTGTGAGGGCATTACCTTTAATGTCAGCCCGGCGCACCGAAAGTATTTTAGGTATTACAAAAACCTGATAGGTACATCACACGGCGACGGGGCTAAAGAGGCGGATTTGCCTTTGCTCATGGCGCACGAAGCGGAATTTTGGGGCGCATGCAAACACCGGTATTTTTACACCAATCATTTGCATCATTTTAGAGGCAAGGACCACATGAGCGTAACGGTGCAGACGTTGAGAAGTGCGAGCGGGGCCGACAGCTGGCACCACCGTAACGGTTACCAGCATGCTCCCAAAGCTATTGAGGCGTTTGTTCACCATCCCGAACACGGCCGTATTGCGACAATAACACATTTATTTTAATATGAAAGACAACGTAAACCATCCCGCCCATTATACCAGCGGCAATATTGAATGCATTGACGCAATTGAATCTGCTGTCACCGAATTAACTGGCATAGAGGCCATGTGTACTGGCAATGCTATTAAATATTTATGGCGTTGGAAAAGAAAAAACGGCGTGGAAGACTTGCGCAAAGCAAAGTGGTATATTGACAAGCTTATCAGCCTACAAGAAATTCCTAAAAAATAAATTATACCCGTTGTAATATAAAAAAGTAAACGTATTATTATTACACCCAATGGGGAGTAAATTTGAACCATGAAAAAAAATATTTACCATTTAATCTGGGTACTTATAGTACCAATAATTTGCAATTCGCAAACCGTGGACACCGTGATTAAAAACGAGGTGTACACCAGTTATTTTAGTTACCATTTGCATGAGCCATTGTATGTAACCTATAAGCTGTACCAGGGCGGCGGCGATTGCTCACGGTCGGGTATGCGGTTTACCACGGATGGGCTTGACAGCAGTGCAACGGCGGCGGATTATGCAGCCAGCGGTTATGATGAAGGCCATTTATGCAATGCGGAGGACGAGGCCGCCGATTGCGACCGCGAACGCCTTACTTTTCATTTTTACAACTGCTTGCCACAAACACCCCGTTTAAACCGGGGAATTTGGAAACATTGGGAAACTATTATCCGCAAAGAAAGCCAAACGGATAGTTTATTAATTATCTGCGGAGGCTATGGCTGGAGCAAAAAGATAGGCCATGCGTTTGTGCCTTATTATTGTTTTAAGGCCGTCATAAGCCTAACAACGCATAATATTACCCATTGCATGATATTTCCGAATGACAACAGCGACACAGTGCAAGATGTGCCGGTTGCCGACTTAATAAACAAGCTGGAGTATAACCCGTTTAAATAGTTAGTTTTTCTCATGTAGTGGTTTGGCCGCCCTTTTTTAAGGGTGGCTTTTTTGTTTTGTAAAAATGTTTGTATATTTGCTTTGTGCAATAGAGCAGTGGTAGCTCGGTAGGCTCATAACCTACAGGTCATGGGTTCAAATCCCATTTGCGCAACGAAATAACCTAAGCGTAACAAAACAAGTTCGAGGAGTGGCGAACATTAATATAACTCGGCGGTAAAGGTCCGCAAGCTTAATGGTTACAAATTACACATAAGGCCGAGTGAAAATGTTTGTAAAAAGCATTAGTAGTAAGGCCAGGAAATTGAAGCCGCCGTAATTGGTGGCTTTTTTTTGGGCACCCGTTAAACTCCTTATAGTTATTATGTTTCAGCCATTTTCACGCCTAAAAAACGCCATTTTGAGCACCCGTTAAAGCCATGGGCTAATTTAGCTGTATTTAACAACTCATTTTTTATTTAACTATTTAATTCACAACGCTTTAGCCATGGTATCAATTTTGCCAAAATAGCAACCCAAAAAAATATTTTTAAAATATTTTGTCAGTATTGCACTTTGTAACAAATTTGTTACTATCTTTGTGTAACAAAACAGATGAGGGGGCAACTCAATAAACACCGCGAAAACAAAATGACACAAGCACACGTTATCATCAGCACAGAGTACTACCTTAACCAACCTTCAGTTTTTTTATTACACAATGGCAATTATTTTGGATGCAAAATATACCCCGCTGCAAGAAATTACCCTACCAATGTTGATTATTGGAAATCTGCCACATGCTCCGATAGCGACCGTTTTTTTGGTGTATATGAAGTTAACTTAACGCAAGAAATGTTGATGCAAATTGAAACTTTGCAAAAAGAAATTGAGCTGAACAATAGTTTTATTACAGAAAAATCTTTTGATTATATACCGAAAACTTGGAAGGTAAAAAGGGGCAAGGCTTATGCAGCTTGGGTAAAAGAAAAAAACGTTCAAGAAGCTGAAATAAAAGCCCAATTTGAAAAAAACGAACCATTTAAAGCTGCATCGTGGGTTGCTTTTGACAAGCTTAGAAAATTGTTTTTGTCTTTAAAAAATAATTAATATGAACGAACAAGTTTTAGAAGAGGCCCGCTTACATATAGCGGGTTTTTTTAAACAACGCAGGTTAGAACTTAAGCTTACACAGCAAGATGTTGCCGACCGCACGGGATTGGCAAGGAAAACAATAAACGCTTTTGAGCGCGGGTTATTTTGGCCGGTGCTAAAACAGTACCTGCAAATGTGCGAAGCCCTGTATTTATTCCCGATGCTTGTGCCTTTTGAAAGCGGCCATGAATTTGCCCGTATGATGCGGGACAACTGGAGCGCAACACAAGAAAAAGATATGAGCATTCAGGAGGCTTTGGCTTTAAAAAACCGTAAAAATTTCAGGCCAAATATTGAAAATTAAGCTTTAGCACTCACGCCACAAATAGTTTCGCCAGCGCAAACAACGCCGCCAGTTCGGTAGAAGTCCCGCCAGCGGCACATTCATTATCCAATGCGATATTTTCAGAGGGTTGCTCTATAATGAGCAGCCCTTTTTCTTTTAGTACCAATGCGTTAGCGTTAAAAATGGGGTTAATAAATGGAGTTCGATATATCCCGTCTGTATAGGTCATGTTTGAACCGAACCCTTGTTTAAAAAAAATTTGTTTGTGCAGCACGTCCAGTTGTTCGTACCGCTGGCGCAGGCTGGTAAGCGTGGATAAGGCGATATTGAGCTGCTCCAATAAAACATATGCATCCGTGCTGAAAGCCGCCCGCTGGGCCTGTAATTCGTTCAACTGTATGCGCTTTTCCTTTATCACCTTATTATACGTGGCTTGACTAATATCGGGTTGCAATAGATACTTTTCTTCAATGGCGCTGATGGCATGTCCAGCTTTTTGAATGGCCAAATCCAATTTCATAAGCTGTTTAGTGCTGGTATTAATTTGCTCGTTAATGGCAGCCCGGGAGGCCGCTGCAATCCGTTCCGCACTCTCTTTATCCATCGTCAATTCATCCAGTATGGCCAATAACTGCCCGTGCATTTTGTTGGCACTAAAATTAGCCTTGCGGTGGTCGTTGCAGAAGTAATACCAATAATACTTGCCCGTCTTGCTCTTGCTGGGGGCCGCCGTCAACAGCTTACCGCAATGGCACTTAACCACCCCCCGCAAGGGTACTGCCTCATTATTTTGGTGGCGGAAATTCTTACCGCTCAGTTTGTCCATGGCCATATAATAATCATTTTCTGAAACAATGGGTACATGCAAGCCTTTTACCACCCGTGCAGGCTGGTTTTTATAGGCCGGTACATTTACCAGCCCTGCATATATCGGGTTTTGTAATATCCGGGTGATGGCTGAATTACCGCTGCGTGTAAAACCTTTGGCTTTTGCCAGGCGGCCAATTTCTTCCAGCCCCTCCCCTTTTAAGTACTGGTTAAAAATAAACCGTATCACCGGGGCGCGTTCTTCGTCGACGATAAGCAAAGGCTTGCCCATTTCATCCCGGCTATTTTTATACCCAAACGGCGCATTAGAACAATACCGGCCCTGTGATAAGCTGTAGCGCATACCGGTAATGGTCCTATCTACTATCCTGTTTCTTTCCTCATTGCTGGCAAAAGCCTGCATAAACCTTACAATCAGGTAGGTGGGGTTATTCACGTCAATATCCACCGGCTCACTCACCTGCAACACTTTCACGTTGAGCGTGTCGCGGAAATACCGCTCCTTTACCATGGCATCAATTGGGTCCGTGCGGCTGAATCGGTCAAAATGGGGAATAACCAAGTACTGCACGGCCTTATTCTTTTTGCAAAACTGTTCCAGCTCTTTAAAGCCCGGGCGGTCAAATGTCCATCCGCTGCGGCCATCATCAATGAAAGTTTTTAGCAAAGTGAGTTTATTGGCGGCGCAATATTCCTCAATGCGCTTCACCTGCGATTTGATGGAGTTGGAAGACTCGTTTTTGTCGGAAAGGCGGGCGTAGCCGATGGCATCCATGGCTTAAGTGGTTTTTGCCCTAAAAGGCGTGTTTTGTAAACCAAATATCCAGTTGGCGTTTACTTTATACAGCTCACAGGCTTTTTGGATATGGTGGACACGAAAAGACTGTGCACCCCGTTTGATGGCTGGCAATACCTGTTTTTGCATGCCGATGGCATCCGTAAACTCTTTTTCAAAGCGGATAATGCCTTTGGCCTGTAGCATCTCTATAAGTTGCAGCATGCGCCCGTCTGTGGTGGTAGTGTCCAAAATTGTGTTGATTTAGCCCCAGTGGCCCTGTTTGATGCCTTCTGCGATAAGTGCTAATATTTGTTGGCTAAGTGCCGGGGAAAAGCCTGTTAAGTCTACTTTACCAAATTTTCTAATAATTATTGTGCCGCCCTCTTTTTCTATTTCCTTCTCAATGCTTCGCAGGTTCCACATGACTTGATATTTTACTTTTGCCAAATAATTATCAATCATGAATTGAAAATTATCATAGTGAACAGTGCCTCTTATCAAGTTATTTGGCGGCTTTTCAATGAGAATGTGCATTATTTGGCTCGGTTAATAATTTTGGTGATTTCGTCCACCTCAACGCCTTGCTTTTTGGCCATTTCAGCAAGCAAAAGTAATTGCGCCTCCATTATTTTCACTTTTTTCTTTGAAGCAGTGGCGGAGTTAATAATGAAATAAAGCACAATCGCATTGGCTACTAAAGCCAACGCAGCTATTAAAAGCAAATCATCTGAACGCATATATTTAGGTTTTTTGGTTATGGAATTGTGGAGTTATGGAAATTTCTCCATAAAAAATAATTTAGGTTTTTGATTACACTTTAATTTCAAATTTCTTTGGCGGCGGAACCTTGCTGTTAATGTGCCGCCTAAATACCCATACCTGCCGGACGTATTCCACGGGCAACAGTTGCTGGGGGTACCGTTCTTCATTATCACTAATTAATACCCATTCCAGCGGGTTTTGGCAAAATATTCTTTTAATCAGCACCCTTTCATCTGTTACTATAATATAGGTATAAAAATTCCTAAGCTGGTCCCAGTCCATGCGCGGCACTTGCGTAGCGAGTATATAATCACCATCTGATAGTGTTGGCTCCATGCTATCGCCTTGCACTTCCCAATAAGCCCATATTGCGCCCAGCGGGTCGACACCAGGGGGCAAAGCATATTTTTCAAGGGTGTCCATAAATACCGTTTGGTCGTGCGCCCGTATGTACCCGGCTTGCGCTTTTACTGGTATCAACGGCACCATAAAGGCATTGTATAAAAGTTTTTTATTGCGCCGGATTGTTAAAAAATCTTCTTTGGGCTGCTCTACCTTGCTCTCATTTAGAACATTTGAATTTTCATTCAGGTCTAAAATTTGCTTCAATAAAACCACTTTATCAACCTTTGGATTTCGGCTACCGTCTTCATACATGCTATAAGTGCGTTGTGCAACCCCGATATAATCAGCAACTTCCTGTTGAGAAAGCCCTTTTGCTATGCGTGTTTTTTTTAATATATCCGGTTTTATAACCATGTTTTTAATTAGCTCTAAAAAAAGTTCTAAAAAATGTTCTTAAAGATTTGGTAGTTTAGAACAAATGCTCTTATATTTGCTGTATAGAAAACAGTAACAAAGTAAGCAAAAATTATGCAAAGCAAAGAAGTGATAATTCACAAGTTGACCGAGCGCATAACCCAATTGAAGCCGGAAGTAACCGCCGAAGACAGGCGCAAAGCTGCTAAAGAGCTGGAAATAGACATAATGACAGTGATGCGCTACCTGCAAGGTTGCGTTAAAAAAGTAGATACTGGCACCAAGCTGTTGAAGTTTTTGCAGACCCGTATTAAGGAACGCAACGAAATATTAGCCTAAGCCATGACACCCCAAACAACACCCGACCTGACGCCGCTGGAACAATTGTTCGTAGAATGGATAGTGGCCGATGTTAACAACGCCGTAAAAACCAACAAGCCATGATAACAGTAATACCGCCAAAAAAGCAACGCATTAAGATGCTGCATGTGGTTACCCCGCATGTTAGCGTGATAGCTTACCCTGCACTGGCATTTATTGGTGATTGGTACAGCTGGGCGATGATACGGGTTTCATCCATCCAAATCAAATAAACGCCATGGAAAATTTAACCCCCTACGAATTATGGCAGCTACAAACCAAAGGCGATATACTGCCGGAGACTGGCGGCCTTGATTTTGAAAACAGCAACACGGCCATGGATGCAGCCTTACAAGCTGCCGAGTGTTACGAAGAAAGCCTTTTAAACCATTTCTAAAAAACAACACCATAGGCACACAGCACACTACCAGCACCCTGAGGCAGTTACGCTTCACCACCACATTACCGGCCTTATGGCTGCCAACAGAACCATTAACAACATTGAGTACAAAGGCGCCATTATTAAAGAAAAGGCGCAAGGTGGGTACCAGGTTGGCGATAACTGCTTTGCAAGCCTAAAAGGCGCGAAAGCCCTTATTGACGAGGAGATTAAGAGCAGTTTTGATGCCCTTTTCAACATCATGGGCATTGTTTGCTCACGGTTTCCCAACTGCTTAATCTACGAAGCAACAGAGGCAAGCCGCGATAATGCGGTAAAGGAAACTAACAGCCTTATTTATCAAATGCGCCTGCCATTGGTTGTTGAGGTTAGCACGTACAGCAAAAAAACATTCATTGTAAAATATAACCCACATGGATAACCAATGGTTAGCGGCCGCCGAGGGCTGGAAAGCTACAACGGAATTGATTGAGGCGTGTAAAAAAGGCGGATTGGATAATGAATGGTGCGATATGAAGATTAAGGAATGTGAAAACTCTTACCAGTACTGCATGCGCCGGGCAAAAGGCATTGTAAACGTGATTGGCGATTTTACAGTAAATGCCAACGGGAAAGCGGAACCAGTTTACTAACATTTAAAATCTAACGATTATGCTTTTTGACATCATTGTTTCAGTAATGGCCATTGGCGGGGCAGTAATGGCCGCCTGCTATTTGGGGGCGTTAAAAGTGCCGAACGATTTTCAGGAACAGGATAAAAAGTTTAGGCATTTGCATTAAAGAGTTTTTTTAGGACAAGGGGTTAGTTTGAGTATGCCCCTGTTATTCCTAACGGGGCTTTTAAAATCTTTCGCTTGTTACCTGGGCGGTTTATAAATGCGGGTGACACAAGCCGGCCCCGCTTTAAATATATGTTGGATTGCGGGGCGGCTTTATAAAAAACAAAATCAATACAGTGGCAATTACAAAGCAAGAAAGAGAGGATGCAATACTTTTTAAAGTGTGCCGGGACGGTGCCATCAGCGATGAACATGCATTACTTGATTTTGAACTGATACAAAATATGCTGGCTTACCAAAAGGTGCATGTTCTTCAACCCCAAAAAACAGCAAGGGGTTATAAAACAAAGCAATACCGGACGATGGTAGAACAGTTTGAAAAAATGATTGAAGCGCATATACCTGAATATAACGCACTGTAGAGAAGCGGACAATCTCGCGGGTCTCATAATCCCGAAAACGCTGGTTCGAATCCAGCCAGTGCAACAACATCACAGAGGGTGCCGGACACATTACGGGCCGGGTAAGTGCCTGCCGTTTTTAAAAATTTGAGTATGAAATTAACAAAAGATACCGCAGTTGAAACAGTACAAAAATGGATAGCAAGCTCTATCACCATTGAGCAGCTGGAATGCTGCGAGCTTTTTATCCAAGATACTTTATACATGCGCTTTGGCGCAGACCAAGAAGTATTGGAATTACGGCTGCTGGTTAACACAAAAAAGGAAACCCTACAGGGCAAATAAAAAAAGCGTAGATGGACACTACGCCTTCATTAAAACAAAAACAAAAAAAACGAAAGTATGAAAATTGTAGCATTGAAACTATGGTACCGAAATTTTAAAGGCATTCGCCACTTTGAAATTGACCTGCACCAGTCAACGAACGTCTTTGGCGACAATGCCACAGGCAAGACCTCCCTTATTGACGGCTTTTTTTGGCTGCTGTTTGACAAAGATAGCAGCGACAATTCCAAATTTGGGATTAAGACTTTGGACGAAAACGGAGAGATTATCCCACAATTGGAGCATGAGGTTGGCGGTGTCTTCCTAATTAACGATGAAGAGGTTACCATCAAGAAGATCCTCCGCGAAAAATGGGAAAAGCGCCGTGGCGGAACAGATCTCTTTTTTAACGGCAATGACAACTTGTTCTTTTGGAATGACGTGCCAATGCAGGCTACAAAGTTTGCTGCCAAAATAAGCGAACTGATCAACGAGGACACGTTCAAATTAGTTACCAACCCGTTATATTTTAACTCGGCAAAATACGGCTGGAAACAGCGCCGGGAGACCTTGTTAAAGATTGCCGGGCATATTGATAACGCTGTTGTGTTAGACCAAATAAGCACACCAGAAAACCGCCCCCAGGTTGCAGCATTGGGTAATGCCTTTAAGTCCCGCAAAACGGTTGAGGAATACCGGGCGGAAATCGGGGCCAAAAAGAAAAAGCTAAAGGACGAATTAACGCTTATCCCTTCACGCATAGATGAAGTACGGCGGAGCATGCCAGGTGCGGTTGATTACTCCGAAATAAATGCTGCCATTGCTGCACGCCAATCCCGCCTGCAGGCGATTGACGAGGAGATGGTTAATGCCAGCAAAGCCCAGCAGTCTGCCAATGAGGTGCTACAAAAAAAACAAGCTAACCTGCACGCACACAAGACGGAACGGCAGAATATTGAATTTGAAGTAAAAGCCAAGTTTAATGAGGCTAAAAACGTGCGGACCAATTCTATAAAAGAACTGACCAGCCGCAATTCAATTGTTTTAACATCCATTCACAACGCACAGCAGAGCTTGGAATCTGCTAAGGTAAAAGCGGCACAATACGCTGAACGCCTCGCTTCCAAGCGAAATGAATGGGTGGCCGAAAATGAAAAGCAGCTGGTTTTTGAAGAGGGTAAATTTTGCTGCCCTGCCTGCAAAACCCCATTTGCGCCTGAAAAGGTAGAGGCGGAAAAAGAAAGGCTTACTGCAAGCTTCAACACTGACAATCAAAACCGGCTGGCTGACATCAAGCAAGCTGGTGCCGACTACAGCAACAAGATTGCTTTGGAGAATAAAACAATCGC